ACCTAGAGCATTGTATTTAGATGCATTAGAATCGTAAGATCTAAGCACCCAGGTGTCTAGTTTCTATTGAAACCTCCGAAGAGATCAATAGTTTCGGCACCTCGCTTAGCGAAACTTGTGTCAAATTTAAATTTGAACAGTTCGTTTACACAAAGCCATTTAAAGGTGGCACTTGTGTGCCTGGGGTATATTCTTTCAAATCCTTAAGGATTGATCGAGGCCCCTGTTCGTACTCGACCTCATACGTGGGGTCGAGATAACGTTCCGTGGAGCGTATTTTCCGGGTCAAACGATCCGAATTTCCGCTCGAAGTAATGGCGTCATAAATGAAAGCCATATCGTATTTCTCATCTACCTCGTTTGTAACGCAGGCGATGGAAATATCTACTTGGTAGGCAAGCTTACGCTCGCTCCAAGTTGCGGTTTTGAATCCCCTTTCAGGGGATGAGCCCAATAACTCTGCTTGAACAGAAGCACGGGCAAGTTTACCCTTAAGGGTAAACTTTGTTTCGTAACCGAGTTTCTTGACTGCCGCCATTGTGTGGCGGTAGCCAAGGTTCTCCCGTAGCTTATAGCGCTTACGCGCTGCAGCTACCGCATCTTCTTCAGAAGTTGTCGGGAGTAATTCGAATAACGTGTCGATAATAATATCGACACCATCGTCCATTCTTACGCCTCTTGCAAAGCGGTCAGAAGAATATTTGCCTAGGGCTCTACGGCCCAAGGCATCTATAGACTTACCCTTCAGCACATGCTGAAGGAGTCTCATATGGTTGGGCGTAAGCTCAGCCAATATGTTGTCCACATCCCATCGTTCAAACGAGGGGGGACACATCCCTAGACCGCCTAAGGCGATCGGGAGTTCGATTTGACGGATAGGTTTACCCGTCGCTTCGTCTTTAGGAAGATACTTATGCATCCTCCCGAAGAAACGTCTGGTGCAAACGACCCCTAAGGTTCGTTTCCAACCAGGTGGAGCCCAATCCAGCGTTTTAAAAAGCTGGCGGGCTTTACCGATTGAAGGATTCGTTTCAGATTCCTTCTCTCGGTCTTTCATCTCAGGCGACAAAAGTCGCACTTTGATTGAATCCACTAAGACGTGTTGACTATAGTCAAGACGCTCTTTGGATACGAGTTTTGTCTCCGGTAACCGGAGACTTAGTCGTTCGCAATAATAACCGCCGTTTTCGGCGGGAAAATGCTTACCCACACTAACAACCATTTGGTTGCGCGTGTGATTGGTTCCGATTTGGTCCAAATATGAATTTGGACCTATGGCCTGATGGTCATCCCCGGCGCAACTAAAGTGGCGCCACGGCAATCGGATAGGGTTAGACTCTTTAAGGTCAGCGATGGTAACATCGCGACCTAGAACCTGCTTTAAAGCAGCTTCCTCCTCCGCAACCAAGTTGTGGAGGGTGAGTACACCCTTACACCCCGGGTCTGCCATAAGCACACCCGTCTGTGTTAGCCAATTCTCCTCCTCTGCAGAGGGGAGAAGTGACTGAAAATGCTCCAGAACCTCCGGGTCCACGCACGAGTCTGAAGATATCGTGGTTTGAACGTCGGACGGCATTCTGGGGTTT